GAAAGATGGTTCGCGCGCCAGCGCGCTACGACGTACACCTCCGCGGTGACGGATGGGACCGGCAGCGTGCATTAGCTTCCACTGCATCCAAGGGAAAATGACCCGCACCGAGCATCTGCTGTCGATCACCGCCGAGGAGTGCGCCGAGGTAGCGCAGCGCGTCACCAAGGCCATGCGCTTCGGGCTTACCGAGATCCAGCCCGGCCAGCCGTTCACGAACGCCGACCGCATCATGGCCGAGTTCAACGACCTTCAGGCGATGATCGAGATGCACCGCCACCGCTTTAGCACGGAACGTGGGCCGAACCTACCAGACTGCGACTGGCTGGAGTGCTGCGAATGCGACTTCAAGACGGACCCGGAATGACCTACAGCCCGACCATCGACTAAGGCTTAGTTGCTCACCGCTTACCCGCCGTGCAGCGACGCCCTGAGCTCGGAGATCATCCCGTTGATGGCGTCCCACTCTTGCGGCGTTGGCCCGCGGTTTTCCGCCTGCATCCGGGCGATTGAGTCGTTCGTCGTCTGAATCAGCCCGCCGACCTGCGCGCCGGCTGCAATCAGCGAGGGGAGTGTCGTCAGCACCGTGCTTGCGAAATACAGAATCTGCTCGATCGGGAGGCTCATCATTGCACCTTGACGGTTGCAGTTTTGGCGCGGAATGCCGCGATGGCCCGCTCAGCGTCCTGGGCGGCCTTGTTGGCGAGCGGGCCAGAATCGCCGCGCACGATCGCCTGCGCCTTCGAGAGCGCGTCGAACGCCCTGTCATCTGCCTCGAGCAATTCCTTCATCTTCGCCGCGTCCTTGCAGGGCTGCGGGACGACCGGGGAGCAGGCTGGCAGCGCCTTGTACTGCAGCAGGACCACGACGCCGGCGGCATAGTTGCCGTGGGCGAGGTAGACGGCTTGTGCCGGGTCCTTTGGGACGGCTGTACAGGCGGCCAGGGCGAGCGCCGCGAGAATCATTCGGAATTGCATGGTGCCTCCGTTGTTGAATTTCATTCCTCGCGCATCTGCTTGGCGAGGCGCTGGGCCCGCGGCCCGACCTGCCCGGCCCACTTCGAGTCGAGCATGGCGTCGGCAGCGCGCTCGAAGTCCCCATCAGCCACGGCTGCGCGGAATTGATGAAAGCCGGCCGCCCGCTCCCTGCCGAGGTTGAAGCAGAAATTGACGAGCACCGCTCTGCGGTTCGCCGAGAGCGTGTCGAACGCCGGGAAGAGCACGCGCGCGTCTCGCTCGGCGTCGGCGATGTCGTTGTCGAGCATGAGGGCTATCTCGTCAGGCCGCAGCCGGCCGCCGCGGCGCTTGTCGATCAGTCGCCCGACTCCGATCGTCCAGTAGCCCTCAGAATCGAGATAGGCGTGCTCGACGAGCCCCTCGTCCACGCGCAACTGCGCCCGCACGATGTCTCGATGGCTCACTTCGGTGGTGTATCTTCCGTGAAGAAGCGCAGGCCTGTCGCCTTCCCAGAATTTCTCGTGTACCAGGTCGGGCCCCTCCACGTCGCCCGCCGCAGGAAGCGGTATGTGTGCCGACCAAAGAACATGGCGAGCCCGACATAGAGCGCCAACATATTTGGGCTCACGACATCCGGAATGCCGTCGAAGAGCTTCAGGATTCTCGCAACCGCGACGAACGTGACCATAGCCATGCCGAGCCTGCCGAAGAGGCCGTCGTCGTACTCCGGGTGAAACACCAGCAACAAGCAGCACAGCGCCACGGCGATTGCGCAGAAAAGCACAACCACCACCGCCACGTCATTCATTTCGAGTCTCCATTCGGACGACGCTTAGTAAATGCGTCGAAAAGGGACCTGACAAGATTCACCCAGTCGGTCTCCTTGATCAACTTCATGACTGCTGCCGCCATCGCCATGCCGAACAATCCTGCCAGCAAAGCGATGCCGACTTCTACCTTCGGCTTTAGTTCGAAGTACTCGGTGATCGGCGGGGAACCGAAAGCGGCTAGCGCCCACCCCCCCAGGAAGGTGAGCCACTTCTCCCACCAGCGCAGCCCCTCGAAGAACCGCAGGGCCGCAAACGAGGTAATCGCTCCAGCGACGACGTTGGCGAGCTTAAGACCGAGCGCGGTCAGCGCTGCGTTGATCGCGTCCCAGTCCATTGAGTTTTCCTTGTGGGTGTCATTGTCTACGCGCTCTGGCCTCGAGATTTTTACGAGGCCAGATCGCGCGAGTATGTTGAGGGCTGCTCAGTCGAATCCCCGAGGAAAAGCGAGCGGTAGCGTCAGTCGCTCGGACTCGTCGAGCCGGTGTCCAACGTGCCGGTGATGGTGAAGTTGCCGCCAGTGCCGCGATTCGTGGCGAAGTTGGCAACAGCCTCGCCGTCGTCCAGGTGGAAGTAAACGGACGGGGCGGTGCCGGTAGGCAAGGCTCCTGTCGTTCCTAGATGAACCGGCCTGCCGCCTGCGGAAATGAACTTGCGGCGATTGGCTACAAGAGCAAAGTCAAGATACTGCCCGGGAGCGAAATAAAGATCAGCGAGACAGCCGTTGAACCTGCGCGTTGTGGCGTCGTGTGCCCCTACAAAGCAATTTGTTTTTGTGTAATCCAGAGTGTCATCATCGAAAACCGAAGTTGCTCGGTCGGACACGTCGTTGATGTACAAATTACCCAGCCCACCAAGGCTAACGTCCCACGACATCAAAACGTGCAGCCACGTTGCGCTTGCTGTGTACGTTGCAGATGTTTCAATAACGACGACGTTAGTACCCGCTGCGTTTTCTGCAATGACAGCAAAGACATTAGTGGACCGTCGTTCAATTCTGAAATCCAACGTTGCGCCGTCATTAATAGCCAACATCGTGATGTTGGCGCCGTCCCCGCCGTCCAGCCTCACCCACGCAGAAAAAATACCCAGCTTGCTGTCAACAATACCATCCAAGGACGCCCCGCGCGCCATGAAGTCGTTGGCGCCGTCGAAGTCGGCGGAGTCACAGACCCGCATCGGGGTGTGATACGCCGTCAGCAGGGCTCGGCTCACGTCAGGCCGACTCCGCTGATGATCCAGGACGTGCTTGTCTTTTTCAGCGCCGTGGCGGTCCCCATCGCGCCGAGTGTCCTGCTCCCGGTCGACCCTGACCCAGCTAATACCAGCGTATCGGATGTGATGGCGATGGTCAGCGTGTTTATCTCGTTCACGAACGTGAGCGTGGTGCCGATCGGGTAGGCGACGTTCGCGTTCGAATCGATGGTGAAGGTGCGCGGGTTGTTGTCCGCTGTCGGGTGCAGGATGTGCTTGCCGGCGTCCGCTAGCACCGTGGTGTAGGCGGCGCTCTGGCTGTTCTGCGGCAGGCGGCTCGAATAGACATAGAGCGTTTTGAGGTTAGAGCCGTTGCAAGCGATGAGCGCCGACTCACCGGGATAGAGCAGCAGGGTGCTCGCGCCGTCGATCGTCTCGCTCGAGTTCGGGTCGAGCGTGATGACGCCGCTACCCTCGTTGATGTAGTGCACAACCCAGCCATCGCCGAGCGTCGCCACCGCGTCGAAGGTTTGCGTGAAGGTGCTCGTCGCGCGGATGGTCTTGCCGATGTCCGACACGTCGAGCATCGTGTTCGACGACCGCGACGAAACCCGCGTCTCGTCGTCGGTGCTCTCCACGATCCAGCCGCTGTTAGCGGCGTTGCGCCGCTTGATCACTCCGGCCGTCGTGTCGACCCAGCGCATTTTTGCGAACGTCGTCGCCGGCGCGCTGGTGCCGCTGTTCCAGGTGACGATCGCGTCGAGGGCGTTATTGTTGTCGGAGCGGTACGATGCCCCGCTTTGATTGGCTAGGTTATAGTCGTGCTGGCTCATGCCCTGCCCTCGCGCCGCTTCGCTTCCTCTGTCTCGCGCTCGGCCTTGCGCGCCGCCCGGCGCGTTTCGAGCCGCGCGTTCGCTTCCTTGGCTGCCTTCACGTCCTTGGCATCGCGCTCAACGCGCGCCAGCCACTTCAGCGCAAAGAACGCCCCGCCGTATTCGTTGTCGCGCGCGGCGCCGACCGCAGCGGCTATCTCGGGCGCAAGCGGCGCCCCCTTCGGCAGCCACACGTACTGCCCGCTCTGCAGGTCGCACGCGGTGATCTGCGGCAGGTGGCGCACGGTGAGGTCGGCCGGATCCGTGAGTTCATCCATGCGCAGGTAAACGCCCTGCTCGTCCAGCAATGCGGCTCTGGTTGTCATAGCACCTCGTCGGATTTCACTCGGAGAACGTCAACCAGAATATTGATCGTCGGGTCGAAGCTGCGCATCTGCAGACGGAACTGCATGCCGCGGCACGTCACCTCGCTCGCGTCAAGCCGCTCCCATGCCGTCCACGTCGGCGAGCCAGCAGGGTTGTCATCGGTCTTACGCGCCTCGAGCCACACGTCAGCCGAGCTGCCGATGCCGGTGGCCCCGTCGAAGTCTGTCCACGAGTCGATGTCGTCCGTGCGGGAGTCGATGAGATCGAAGGCATTGAAGACCACCGCCTCGATCTGGCCGGTGATGCGCGCGCGCTTTACCGTCGTGAAGTCGAAGCCAGCGGAGAACGTATAGGTGCCGCTTGGCGACACCACGCTCGACGGTTCGGTCAGCCGCAGCGTGCTCGTCACGACCTGCGTATCCGAGTGCGAGCCAGGGAAGGTGTTGTCTTCCTGAATGGTTGTCGCAAGCGTGGTGAAGCCCAGCACCGAAGCCTGCTTCGTGACCACGGTTGTCCACGTCGTGCTTTCGTTGCCGCCGGCGTCGAGCGCCTTCAGCAGATAAGACCCTGGCTTGAGAGGTAGGAAGATGACGACCGAATCGCCTGGCCATGACGCCTGGTTGCCGATTGAGGAGGACTCCTCCCACAGTTGCCCGGTCGTCGCCTCGGTGTGCCGCACGAGGATCCGGCCGCCGCGGCGCACGTCGAGCGCCTCGTGCTGCTCGAGCGTAATGATCGCGTTGCCGCCCGCGATCTGCAGCGACACCCCGCTCGGCGCCGCCGGCGGTTCGCCGAGGCCCACTATCTCTTGGCGCGTCTGGCTGTAGACGCTGCGCCTTCCAAGGCTCGTCACCGCCCGTGCCCTGAAGTCGTACACCCCGGCGGCCACGTCCAGCAGCACGGCGACCGGCTCGCGGGAAAGCGGGAGCGAGATCCATGCGAGGTCCGCAGCGAGCTTGTACTCAATCTCGTAGCGCACGACGTAGAGGTCCTCCGACGGCGCGCTGGTGATCGTCACCTCTACCGCCACGCCGCGGCCGTCGCGTGTCTCGACCAACTGCTCGGTCACGACCGGGTTTCCGGGTGGAGGCACCGCTCCGGTGTTCGGCAGGTTAGTGTTCGGCGCGAGGTCGTAGGTCGTAGCCTCGCCGAAGTTCCAGTCGTAGATCCCCGCCGCCTCTTCCTGCAGGTTGAGGTCGACGCCACCGCCAGGCGCCCAGCGCCACCCCAAGATGCGCGCCACTTTGGGCGTCCAGCCGAGCGCCGGCACCGTGACGTTCATCGTCTCCCAAGAGTTATAGCGGAAGAGCTTGGGCTTTCCCGGCCACTGGAAGGTGAGAGCCTGGCGCGCTCGCTCAAGGTAGATTTTGGCGAGCCGCTGCGCGCGCACCTTGTTGGTGACGAACGGCAGGTCGATATCTCGGAAGATTTCTTCGCCGTTGTCGTCGGCAACGTAGGTCGCATTGGTCACCGGCGGGAAGTCGCTCGGCTGCCAGTCACGGTCGGGATCTGTGCAGGTGCCGCGCACGCCGTTGAAGAGCTCGCGGCGCTCCAGATCCGCACGCCCGGTGATCGGCCCGCGCAGGTCGCTCACCGTGAGCGCGCCCGTGGGCGCGGTGTAGGCCCCGGCGTACACGTCCCAGGTCCCGACGCTGTAGATCGCCCCGCCAGCTCCGGCGGAAACCAAGGCCTTCAGCACATCCAGCGGTCGCTCGTCCAGGCTGATCGTGCCGTCGACGGTATAGCGCTTCTGCGTGGTCGGCACGGCGTCGAGGTCGACGTCCTCGTCGGCGATGTTGGCCGCTGCGTTCATCGCCGTGGTGTTTATCTCTGAGGCGTCGCAGCCCAAGCCATCGGAACGTCTCAGGTAGTCGTTGACCGCGAGCGCCCAGTTGTTCGAGTACGCCGTGGTGCTGGTGCGTGTATCGAGGAGAAGCGCTCCCTTCACCGTGCAGCGGATCGGTGGGATGCCGTTGGGGAAAAGGTCAGGGTTTCGCCGCAGCCGAACGTAAATGTAGGCGACACCTCGGCCGCGGTGCGCGGAGGTCCACTTGCCGGAAGACTCGGCGACGAGGTCGGCGTCCGCTGTCTGATCGGCCGTGCCGAGATACTTTTTGATGCGCACGTAGTGCGCATACTTGTCCTGCACCACGGTGCCGCCAGCGTCAAGCATCGCCGACGTGATCACATCGGTGCCGAGCATCACGTCGCCGATTTCCTGCACCTGGTGGCCGGCGAGGGCGATCACGAGGTGGAAGAACGAGTTCACCACCGCCGACTGGTTCGCGTTGTAGATGATCGCCACATGCTGCCCGGCGCGCGAACTGTGGAACGTGTATATCCCGGCGGAAACGCTGTATTCGTTCGCGCCTGGGCTGCCGCCTACCGGCGTGAGTTCGATGGGGTCCTCGGACCAGCTCCCCTCGTTGAAGTTGAGGAACAGCGCCGTCACCTTGATCGTCGATGAGTAGGCGCTCGGCTGCGCCACCGCGACAGTGAAGGGCGACGCCGGCGGGATGTTGTGGTGCTCGCCAGTCTGCACCGTGCCGACGATCGCCGTCTCGTGCGAGACGTGCGCAAAAACGAGCGGCCCAGATAGGCCGCCGACCTCCCCGTAGACGATCCGGCGCGGCTCGACTGAGCTGCGCACCATTACCTGCCGGTCCTGCGACTCGGTCGAGAATCCGCCCGCCCCCAGCCGACGCGGCGTGAACGTGCGCGTCACCACGGCACCGATCACCGCCGCGATCGTGCCGGCCGCGACAATCGCTAGAAAACTGGTGCCGATCAGGGTCGTCGTCAAGCCGGTGTAGACGGCCGCAGCGGCAGCGGCACCGATTACCGGGGGCATCTACACCTCCCAGGCTTTGAGCCAGAGCGGCATCGGCACGAAGGAAAGGCCGTCGGGCCCGGCACACGCTGCGACCGAACCGTTGCAGATGCCGAGCGCCGGACCCTCGGCAGTCTTGACCATCACCACGTCCCCGCGCTGGGCAAGGGCAGGAGAGGCCCGTGGCACCCCCAAGGCGGCCGTGGCTGCGTCCTCCAGACAGGCGTAGCCCAAAGCCAGTAGGGCACGGGCAGCCCCGTGGCGCGAATCGTAGAGGCCCCTGAATGGGGCTGCGAGGTCCTTGCCGGTCAGCGCCTGCACGACGTCGGCCGCGAAGAGGGCGCAGTCGCACCGCCCCCAGTCGAAGGGCTGCGTACGCGCCTGCTCGATCTCCTCGGCCAGGCGCCGCGGCCAGTCTTGTACGCGCTTCACCAGAGGAACTCGGCTTGTGCCATGGCCTCGGTGTGCTCAAAGAACTTGTCGCCAGGATATTGGGCCTGCTGGTCAGCGTCGTTGTATCTGCGAATGCGTGGGCGCTGCCAGTCCTCGAGTCGCGAATGCGCCGTCAGGCGCACCGTGCCGCTCTCGCCGAGCTCGAAGTCGAGCGAGTCCATGCGGTAGAGGAACGGCCCGACCGGATCGGCGACGACCGTGATCGCGCTCGGGCTTGATGTATCCAGCAGCCCTGACCAAAACCGAGCCGGACGGTTCTTGTAGTCCGGCGGGTTGAGCGCAATCGCGAGCATCTCGGCCGGTATGGCCGAGAGCGTCATGACGATGGCACGCGCCTCGAGCTCGGCGCCCTCCTCGACCGGCTCGATTGAGCCGACACGGCCCATGCCGAGCCAGGTCTGCCCATTCCAAGCGATGTCCCGGTCGCGCGTGCAGACGTACACGGTGCCTGAGGCGAACTGCAGCTCGACGAACACCACCTCTTCGAGGTGCTCGGCGGCGAGCGCGGTGTTGAAAGCGCTGGTCGGTGCGCGGCTCACGAGAATGCCTCTTCGAACGCCAGGCTGTCGAACCCTGACACGAGCCCGGCGCGCACCTCCCAGCCATACTCAGGCGTGCGCAGGACCATGCGCACGGTGGGCGTTGAGAGGGTGACCCCGGCGCCGTTCGAGACTGCGGTGCGCAGCGGTGGTTCGAACTTGACGTTCGCCATCGCCCCTGCGCCGTCGGAGGTGTAGGGCCCGTCGACCACCATCTTGAACTCGCCCCCGACCGAGAAGCAGTCCCCGGTCAGCAGCGTCTTCGTGGCCCCAGTGCCGGCGAGCGTGAGCTGCGTCGCGCCGGCCGCCAACGCCCCGTTCACCGTGACGCCTGCGGTGGTGATCGTTCCACGAGGAGCCTGGCGCTTGAAGTAGGGGATTAGCGCCCGGTTGCCCTGGCCGAGCTTCGCGAGGAACGCTTCGAACTCCACCGCGTGCGCCTCGACCATCGGCCGCAACGAAAGCATCGCGTCCCAGCGCGGCCCCTGCGTCGCCCCGGTCTGCAGGGTGCCGTCGAGCGGCGAGCGGAAGAGCTGCGCCGGCCGCACCACAATCCAGCGCATCACCTGGACGACATTGCCAGCGGCGCTCGGGAAGGCGATGTCGGTCATCAGCTCATCGCCCCAGCCAGCGCCCCGCCCCTGCGGGCGTTGCGCACAGCCGCCGCCACCGCGCGGTGCTCGATCGAAGCGTTCAGGGCGAGCAGCCCAGACTCGAGGCGTGCGATCGCCGCAGCGTCAGCGCCTCTGGCGTCGATGAACACTGTCGCGCCGGAGCCGAGCGCGTCGTTTGGAACGATCGCCCCGGAGCGTCCCGGCACGAAAAGCTCCGGGCCTTCCTCGCCGACCAGGTACGGATGGCCGCCGAACACTGAGCCGCCGCCTGCCTTTCCCGTCAATGTCTGCCCGAAAGCACTCCCGACCGCGCCAGCGATGGCGTTGGCAAACGGCTCGGTCACCGTCTTTCGAATGATGATGCGCGCGATGTCCTGCTCGAGGCCCTTAATTACCTCTGAGAGTTTCTTCCCAGTAACGATCGCATCCTCGAACGCCGAGGCGAAGGTAAAGCCGAGGTCATTGGCGAACTCGATGTTCCTTTTCTGCTGGTTTTCGAGCTCCTCGAACGCCTCGCGCGTGATCTCGATGCGGTTGCCGAACTTGTCCCAGGTGAAGATGAGGCCCTCGATGCGCTCCTGCTCCACGTCGGCAGACTTCAGAATCGAATCGAGCGTTTCCTTTTTGGCCTTGGTGGCCTCCTCGCGCTGGCGCGCTACATGCTGCCGAGTCAGTGCGTCGCGCTCGTCCAGGCGCTCCTGCTGCGCCAGCAGGTCGTCCTCGACGCTTTTCTCGGCGAGTTTGCGGATGCGCTCTCGCTCCCGCTCGACTTCGGCCTCGTTGCCAGCCTTGCCGCCCAGGCGCACGTCGACCCGGGTCGGGTCGAAGGCGTGAATGTCCGACTCTTTGCTCCTAGCTGCCTTGAGAATCGCATCGACCCGATCGCGCTCAGCCTTGAGCTCTTCGATGCGCTCGTCGATGAGCGGGCTGCGGCCCTTCGCCGGGCGGTTTCTCTCCAGCCTCTCGAGCTCGCCGTTCACGAGTGCCAAGCTGTTCTCGAGCCCGCCGAGCGGGCCGGGTCCCTTGGCGAGACTCTCGATTGCCCGCAGGATGCCGACCGTGTCCTTGAGGACGGTATTGACAACAGTGCCCACCGTCTCGGTGCGCCCCAAGGTTCCGAGCATGTCGTCCCACGCATTCGCGACGTCCCGCGTCGCTTTGGTGAGCCCGGTATTCATCTGCTCCGCTACACCGCCGACCTTGCTGCGCCACAGGTCGAGCACCGCGTTCTGCGCCTCGATCGCGCGCCCTTGCTGGACCAGCGTCTTGATGTGCTTTTCTTCGGCGTCGGTCAGCTTGCCGAACTGGCGTTCCATCAACGTCAGGCCTTCGGTCGGAGACTGCAGCGACTTGCCGATGATCTGCGCCGCTTCGGGGATATCCGTCCCCATGAACGCCGCCAGATCGGCCGCGAGCCGAAGACCGTTGCGGAAGACGTCGCCGGTGACGTTGCCGAACTTGAGCAGCGCCGACTGCGCATTCCTCACCGACTCGTCATCGAACCCGAGGCCTTCCTGAATGCTCTCCGCCAACTCGTCCAGCTCGCCCTTCGCGAAGCTCGCCGATGCCCCTGTCGCGCGCAGCACGGCCTGCAGCCGGTTCGAGGCCTGTTCGGCATCCTGCGCGGCCTTGAGCAGTTCGCGCCCAATGACGCCAATCGACACGCCGCCCACGATCCCGAGGATGGTCGAGCGCACTTTGGAGAACGCCTTCTCCATGTTGCTCGCTGACACCTGCGTGTTCTTGGTGATCTTGTCGAGCGAGTCCTGGAACTGCGCGAAGCGCGCCTCTATGTCGATGAAAAAGCGCGGCACGTTCAGCCTCCCTTTCTCTGCGCCGCCTCATGGGCGTCAATCGTTGCCCGCAGTTCCATGAGTTGCTCCACTAGGAGGTCGACGTCTTCAACGCCGTAGTACGTCGCCGCGATGGGAATGCGCTCAGGGTTCCATCCGGCGCAGAAGCGCCACACCTTGAACGCGAGCTCGTTTGCGGGAATGAGGTCAGGGCGCATCTGCAACCACTGCGCCCGGGTAAGTCCTAGCTGCGCGCCGCCTGCCTCACCGTTGAGATCCCACTCGACGCGCGTAACGAGTTTTTTCTTGCCGCCTCCACCTGTGCCGAGCGCTCTTTCAGGCGATTCATGAGGGCCACGGATAGCTCGTCTGCGATGTCCTGACGCTCATCCAGGACCATGAGCAGCGCCTCGGCAGAGAACGGCAGCGGCTCGTCTCCGCCCTCGAGCAGCAGGTGCTTCTCGGTCACGCCATCCCATCCGAGCATTGCCCCTTGCAAAAGCGCTCGGCTCGCCTGCTCGTTCTTCACGCGCCCCGTCTCCCTGCGGTGCTCTTCCACCGCGACGCGCCAGGCGTGCTCCGAGGGAAGCCGCATGCGAAAGGTCGCGCCGCCAGACTTGACCTCGAACTCTCGCGCTTTCGCGAGCTTGTCCTTGAACTCGGAGAGGTCCATCAGGTCGCGTAGAACGTGCCGCGCGCTGCGGCGTCGAACGAAAGCGGCGTCGTCACCTTCCCCTGTGCGGTGCCGCCGGGCGCCAGATTGATCCCAGGGTAGCCGTTGAACAGGAACTTCTGCCCGTTCGAGAACGTAATGCGCACCGCCCGCGTAGCTCTCACCGCCGTGGCCGCTGCCAGCGCCTTGAGCGCAACGTCGGATGCGTCCCAGATGCTCTCCATCGAGAACACCGTCGGCGATGCCACGGTCGGAATCTGCGAGCGCGTGCTGTCGTGGATCGTGGTGATGTCCTCTTTTTCGAACTCCCCGCCGGACACGGTGACGCCAGTCACGGTCGTGACGGTGGTGCCAAAGGTGATCTCGCTCGCCGTGCCAGAAACGAAAGTGTCGTAAAGCGTAGAGTCCTCGCCCTCCAGTTCGAAGGTGTTCGCGGCCTGGTTCGCGACCCGGAACACCCGATTGTTGATCTGGTGCATGCCCTGCACTGACAGCAGCACATAGGCGCCGTTCGCGATTCCATGCGCCGTCGAGCTCACCACGGCTGGATTCGCCTTTGTAATCCCGGTGATGGTGTCCGCCGCGATCAGCGCCGACTGAACCGCCACCCCTACCCCTGCCCACAGTGAAACGGTTGCCATGCTCTTCTCCTATTCAAGGACTGAAACGGTTAGAACGGTCGCCAGCACTTCTGAATCTGCGTCGAACTCCGGGCTGCGGTTCAGCATCGTGAACGCGGAAAGCGCCGTAACCACCACGTCGGCCAGCGCCTCGGCCTCGGCCCGGGTCGCCGCCATGCACCAGATGCCGAGCGTCGCGATCGACCCCAGCGGCACGTTCGAGTGGATCGAGTTGATGTATTCCGTCTCGGCCCTGGCGATGGCGAGCGCGGGAAGGGTCTTTTCCTGCGGCACGAA